TCAATCGTGCGTTTACACAAGTGTTGTTTAATGGTCGTCAACGCATTGAGCCAACTGATGTCTTCTTGGCGATGTTAGGTGAGAAAAAATCCTGGGTTTATTTCTTTGCGGCACAAGCTAATATTAACAAAGATAAATTTGCAGACTACGTGAACAGTAATTCCGAAGAACAAGAAGAAGAGAATGAAAAGCCTTCCGGCCAAGGTGATAAAGCACTAAACGCATTTACTACTAACCTTAATGATGAAGTTAAAAAGAATAAAGTTGACCCAGTCATCGGCCGCATCGATGAACTAGAAAATATTGCTCTATCATTAGGTCGTCGTAGCAAAAACAACGTTATTTTAGTTGGTGATCCAGGCGTTGGTAAAACTGCTATCGCAGAGGGTATTGCTTATAACATCGTAAAAGGTGCTGTTCCCGAGTTCCTAAAAGATTATGTTGTTTATAATCTAGACATTAGTGCTATGCTCGCTGGTAGCAAGTATCGTGGAGACTTTGAAGAACGTTTCAAACTTGTTATTAAAGCCCTACAAAAGAAAGGCAAGACTGTCTTGTTTATCGACGAGGCTCACATGATCTCCGGTGCTGGATCTGCCGGTAGTAGTAGCAATGACCTTGCTAACATGATGAAACCTGCACTAAGTAAGGGTAACATTAAAGTTATCGCAAGTACTACATGGGAAGAGTATCGTAAACACTTTGAAAAGGATCGTGCGTTGATGCGTCGATTCCAACGCATTACCGTTGACGAGCCGACTGTTGAAGTAACTAAACAAATCCTTAAGGGTATTAAGAAATACTACGAAGGATTCCATAATGTTAAGATCAAAGATGAAGCTATTGATGCTTCTATTAAATTGTCAGTTAAGTATCAAACAGATAAGAAACTTCCAGACAAGGCAATTGACTTAATTGACGTAGCTTGTTCACGTTTTAACTTAAAACTTGCAGATGATCGTGTTATTGGTGAACGTGAAATTCAATACGAGTTAAGTAAAATGATTAACTTGCCTGAAGAACAAGTTATGGAAACTGAAAGTCAAACACTATCAACACTACAAGACAAACTTAGCGAAGAAGTATATGGTCAAGATATGGCCTTAACTGAAGTTGTAGACAAGATTGTTGTAGCACAAGCAGGACTTAAGAGTGAGAATAAACCAGTTGGTTCGTTCGTATTCATGGGGCCAACTGGTTGCGGCAAGACTGAAACAGCTAAAGCATTGGCTAAACACCTAAGTGTTAAACTACTACGCTTTGATATGAGTGAATATCAAGAGAAGCACAGTATCTCTAAGTTAATCGGTAGCCCCCCTGGATACGTTGGCTTTGAAGACAATGCTGGCTTGCTAATTACGTAGATTCAAGAGAATCCAAATGCTGTGTTGTTGTTTGACGAAGTTGAAAAATCGCATCCAGATGTTAGCACTGTATTGTTACAAATGATGGACAATGGTTTTATTACAGGATCCAATGGAAAACAAGCAGACTGCCGTAACTTAATTCTTATCCTGACTACTAATGCTGGTGCTCAGAGTGCTGAAAAGAACGCAATTGGCTTTGGTAAACAGGACAAAGACTACAGTGACGCGGACTTGAAGAAGTTCTTTACACCAGAGTTCCGAAATCGTTTAGACGGTATCATTACGTTTAATAAGTTGGCTAAAGAAACAATGATTAAGATCGTTAATAAGTTTATCGACGAACTTAAAAATCAAGTTAAAGACAAAGCCATTCGTATCAAAATCGATAAAGAAGCCGTCAACTGGCTAATTGAAAAGGGCTTTGATGCTAAGATGGGTGCTCGTCCGTTACAACGTGTAATTGACAAAGAAATTAAACGGCCGCTGGCCAAGATGATGTTGTTTGGTGACTTGAAGAACGGTGGATGGGCTACTATTACAGTTGATAACGATCAGTTGATGATCGTTGCTAAGGGTAAAACTCCTAAAATTCCATTGTTAACAGTAGACACTACCGAAGTTGAAAATGCAGTATAAGACAACAACTAAGTTATTCATGGGCAAGTACAGCTATAAGGTAGTAATAGCTGTGCCTGGCTCCCAGTACTTTAGATCAAATAGATTAGATCACACCCTAGATCAGCTAAACCGGATTGATATTAAAACCGGAACAATGTCTGGAATATATCGAGCTTCTAGTAGCATTAAGTCTGAAGAGGATCTCAAATATGCATTCAAGTTGCACGATTGTTTATCAGGAATATCTGATTATACTATTAGAGTAGAGGCTCCGTGGATTAGCTTTTACAGCGATAACAAGCAACATGTTGATAAATTGATTAAACTTAGTGGGGATCGTATAAAGTATGTGTGCAAGCCTGAGCGAAATGCCAGTTTAGATGCAAATACTATTATAATGCCTAAAATTAACTATGAATTTAGAGTAGTTTTAGGTAAGACAATACAAGAGCACAGTTCGTTTATCAGTTGGGCTGAGACTAATGCTAAGGTCAAGCTGACTAAAAGTTGTAAAAAAGAGCTATCTAAAGCAAAGAGCTGGGGTGGTACTTACTTTTATATCACTGGAAATAACAATTTGCTCATGGCAAAGATGCATTTAGGTGGCAGTATATCTAAAGTAGAACAGATCATCAAAGCGTAGTCCGTTGGATCCGAAAGCGATAAATAGTTAATCGCAGACTGATCTGCAATTAGTTAATAACGGGCTTAAAAATGCGCATACGAGAACTACTAGAAAGCAAATACTTTGATCATAAAGATTTTGTTAATGCAAAAGAAGGTAACAGACGCGAGATTAATTACGATCTCGCTGAAGATCTAATTCATTTTGCGCACAATGATGATAATGCATATCGTCGTCATGTCTACCCTGTAATTGCTGATTGTATTGATCGCATGAGAGCAAAAAAATCAATCCATTCAGAAATCTTTAAACCCGCTGTTGAACCTCTATACCAAGCATACTTAAAACAGTTTCCTATCCGCGAATTACCAGAGGGCGTTGATGATAAATTGTGTACAGTAATTTGTAAAAAAATGAAAGAAGATTTTTATAAGCACTATGATGACGGCAAATACAAGGACTAATAATGTTTTTACGTGAGATATTTGTTAATCCTAGACGTAACCCTATCCTTAAAGAAGGCGGTGGCAATATCTGGCCGGAGACTGTTGAGTTTTATCCTACCCCAGACATGGTACAAGCATTGTTATCACAAGTTAAAACATATCTACGTAAGGCAGGTTTTCCGTTATATGTACAAGGTAGCGGTGCTAACACAGACCCTAACCCAGAACATCCAACAGGCGACTTAGATGTTAGCTGTGATATGGATCAAGTCAAACAGTTTTTTAAAATTCCTCAGAGTAAAAAATTAGCGGACGATGATAAGGCCGCTAGAAACGCTCTAGAACAATTTTTATTAGACAACGGGGTCCCTGCAACCTATAAAGCAGGTGTAACTGTTCATATCAAGTTTCCATACAACAAACAATTTTATCAATGCGATATCAAGGTTGTTCGTAAAGCTGCCAAAGTAAGCAAATTTCATCAACATCAGATACCCCGAGGTAGTCCATACAAGGGTGTACATAAACAAGTGGTTATGAGCGCATTGGCCAGTGCTAGAAATATGTTATGGTCACCCGATGAAGGATTATACGCTAGAGATGCTAACCGAAAGAAAGCAGATCTAATAACTGACGACTGGGATGAAGTAGCTAGAGTACTATTAGGTCCAGGACATACTGGTAAGAACTTAGGCAGTGCTGAAAGCATCATGGCGGCGATCAAAGATCCTGCACTTAAAAAACAAGTTCACGATGCTGCCGTAACTGGTTCAAGTTGGACTTCTACTCCGTTAAGAGGGCCCGCTACTCCGTTAATGGAGGCTGCTACTGTTGGTCGTAAATACCAACACATCGAAGACCTAGTTTTTACCAATGGAAGCAAAGGCGGCATGCATGCCGTTGAACGCCTTAGCCACATGGGCACTAAGGGTATGAATATTGAATTAAAATGGGATGGTAGTCCTGTTATCTACTGGGGACGTGATGAACAAGGTGCGTTCCATATGTTTCCTAAAAATGCCTGGGACTATTTAAAACGTGGAACTACAGAAACTAAATCAGGCGTCAGTACTATGATGAATGATGCTGACGACGTTGCACAATTTATATTAGGAACTGGCACTGTACAACCTGGACAAGAACAAGGCCGGCAAGCATATGCACGGGGTCTTGCAGAGTTGTGGCCATATTTTGAAAGCATTAGCCCTAAGAGTGGTTACATAGAGGGCGGAATATTATTCAGTCCTACAGAACCTCCGGAATATAATCCATCATCGGGTGACTTTGATTTTACTCCTAACATAACTAGTTTCCATATTCCTGCAAATAGTGATTTAGGAAAACGTATTGGTAAATTTGATAAGGCTGGAAATTTTGTAGGATTCAAAGCAAAATTAATGGTGGCAGCTACGGGGTTCTATGCGCATATGGGTGCTGTAGAAACTCGATATGATAACGCTGAAAAGTTATCAACACCAGATGTTATTGTGCAAGGTACAACTTATGTTGAGAATGCACCGAAAATGCACGACAGTGGTTTAAAACATGCTGAAAATTATATTAAAACTAATAAAGCAGTAATTGATAGTTTTATTGCAGGACAACCAGGGTTAAGTAAACCAGGGGATGTATTGTACACATTCTTTAATCAAAATTTACGTGTAGCAGGTGTCAAGCAAAAGTTTGCACAGTGGGCTAACGAAAAACTAAGTGCGGCTCAAGCACAAAAAATATTAAGCCATCCTGGATTAGATGCTGTACTAACTGCTGTTGAAATGTTAACTAATGAAAAGATGAAATTAATTTCTGGATTGAGTTCAGGCACACACGGTGGAATTCGTCAAACAAAGCCAGAAGGTTATGTACAAGCACATCCCGGCGGCAAGTTTAAGAATGACTTGCCGGGACAATTTGTTAAAACTATTGACCAGGCTAACTGGGCTCCGAGGAAAGACTAATGTTATTACGCGAATTAACAAGTAATAGGACAGCTATTAAAAATACCGGCGGTGCTACAGCCGTACTCGGCTGGGGCCGTGGTATGGGGCACAAAGGGCATATGTTATTAGCACAGTCTGTTATACATTATGCTCACCAACTTAAAGCAGAACCATATTTTGTAGTATCAAGAACAAGTGTAGTAGATCCCGGAACAGGCGATGTTTGGGCTGATAGAACTAAATTAAACAGAACCAAAGATGATCCATTAACCCCTAATGAAAAATTAGCAATATACAAAAGAGTGTTTCCAGATCAGAGCCATATATTTTCAGTAGCTACAGAAGATGCTACTAAACTAGAACAAGTTATGGCCAAATTAGTACAACAAGGTTTTAAAAACATTGTATTAGTTGTAGGTGGTGCTGAGAAAGAAGGATTTGGATATTTAACAAAACCAAATAAAGAAGGTGTTAGCCCTATACAACAAATGGGTCTAGCTAGTTTAAAAATTATTAGTAGGCAAGATACTAAAGCACCGGGTAGTGATGTGAGTAAACCTGATTATCAAGAAGGACCTCGCGCTACTCCGTTACGTCAAATACTACTAGACCCTAGTAAAAGTGAACAGGAACAATTTGCCGTGTGGCGCAGAGATATGCCTGACCACCTTAGCGATGAAGAAGTGATGCATTTAATGCAAACAGCTAAAGCTAGGTTAATTAAGGCGCATACTCCAGCAGTACGT